CTATTGAACAACAGAAACTTGTTCTTATGAGCAAGATACAGGAAGCTCAGACAAGAATAGAGAATTATGCTATTACAGAGATAGAATATGATATAATGATGAAAAATGAAGTAATAGCTGATACAGTTGTTGATGCAATCAGGTTCTACGATACAAGAATAAAATTAACAATAGTTGCTGGTGATAAACTATTATATGACGAAATGCTTCCTGTAAAAGAATATCCTATAGTTCCTTTTGTCTATCAATATACTGGAACCCCATATCCAGTAAGTGCAGTACATCCACTTGTAGGAAAACAACAAGAGCTTAATAAGGCTCATCAGATACTCATACATAATGCGAATTTGGCATCTAATCTTAGATGGATGTATGAAGAGGGTTCTGTACCAGAAGAAGAATGGGAAAGATATTCATCTGCCCCCGGTGCTTTATTAAAGTATAGACAAGGATTTGCAGCTCCAACACCAGTACAGCCAATGCCACTTAACAACGCTTTTTATGGAATCACTCAGAATGCTCGTTCTGATATGGAATATGTTGCTGGTGTATACTCTTCAATGCAGGGAGATACTGGAGCCTCTCCAGAGACATATAGAGGATTGTTGCAGATGGATGAATATGGCACACGGAGAATAAAGTCTTGGATGCAGAATATAGTAGAGCCGTCATTAGAACATCTTGGAATGATATTCAAAGACTGGGCTCAAGATACATATCTTGCACATAAGGTATTCAGAATTGTACAGCCAAACAATATAGATGAAGAGAAGATAGTAGAGATAAATGTTCCAATATTCGATGACCTAGGCAATTCGGTTAAAAAGTGGAATGACTACGCTACTGCAAGATTTGATGTAAGGATAATTGGAGGTTCGACATTACCTCTCAACAGATGGGCACTTCTTGAAGAATACTTCAAATGGTATCAATCTGGATTAATAGATGATATAGCAATGTTACAGGAAACAGATGTAAGGAATAAAGAAGCAGTGATAAAGCGTAAGTCAGTATATATGCAACTTAGGAATAGACTGGAAGAATTAGAGAATGTAGTAAAGGACAGAAATGGCACTATAGAAACATTAGAAAGACAACTTGTACAATCTGGAATAAAAGAAAAAGTACAGGATGCTGATATGTCAATAAAGAAAGATGTAATGGAGTCTGAAGCTGCGCAATCAGCTTTCAGAGAGAAGTTAAAAGGTGAAACGGCAGTAAAAATGAAAGAACTTGGAATGGCAATAGGCTCTATGAAGGATAAAGCAACTGCTGCTAAAAAATAGTTGTATCTATTATTACTGCTAAATTAAATTAAGGAGAAATTATGGCTGAACAAAATACAGACAACCTGTCTGCTCTTGAAGATTTGAGTGTAGATAGCCCTGAAAGTGAAATGCCAAAAGTGGCTGACGATTTTTTTGAAGCTCTTGACCGCAAGGTAAATGAAGGTATACTGGAGCCTGAAGAAGAACCAGCGTATGTGCAAAGTGAAGAAGTAGAAGCAACCTCAGAAATGAGTCCTGAAACTGATTCTCAGGAGCACGATTGGAAGAAGAGGTACAATGATTCAAGCGCAGAAGCACATCGGCTTAACTCCCGATTATCTGAACTTGAGAAATTTGCACCTGTTCTTGACGCAATGAGAAAAGACCCCAATTTAGTCACTCATGTGAGAGATTATTTTGAGGGTGGTGGTTCAACCCCTAAAAAAGTAACGGAGAAACTTGGTTTGGATGATGACTTTATCTTTGATGCCGATGAGGCAGTGAGTGATACAAGTTCAGATTCTGCTAAGGTCTTGCAAGCTACCATAGATGGCGTTGTACAACAACGTCTTGGTAACTATTCAAAAGAGCAGGACAATCGAAGCAAACGGATTAGTGCGGAACAAGAGTTTAGAGCTAAACATGAAATGAGTGATGAACAGTGGAGCAAATTTGTTGACTTCGCAAACTCACGCTCACTTTCTCTAGATGATATATACTTCCTCCAGAATCGTAACAGTCGTGATAAGACTGTAGCTAACTCTGCAAGGAAAGAAATGTCTGAACAGATGAAGCGTGTTCGACAGAAACCTCAAAGCGCATCCTCAGTTGGAGGCGCAGACAGGTCAGATGACGTATCCGAAAATGACCAAGTATTCAACGCTATTTTAGGGATTGATTCAGAACTCGAATCGGCATTTGGCTAAAGATTAGCTGAGTGCTTTAACTTAAAATAGGAGAAGGCTAAAATGGCTGACTTATTTCAACTCGAGTCAACCGCTGATGTATCACCAAGTTCCACTTCTGGTAGTCCCAGAACTGGTACTGACCTTGATACTGGTGTTCTTCGCAGAAAGTATAATTTCGGAGATAGAGTCTCTGAACTAGCAATAGCTTCAGACCCTTTTTTCCGAATGGTATCAAAACTGTCGAAGAAACCAACGGATGACCCCGAGTTTAAATTCACAGAGCGCAGACCTTCTTTCCATAAACGATACGCATATCCTATAGCTTTCAGTAATGACAATTCTACTTGGGTTGAGACATTAAATGGTACTGATATTGATACTCAATTGGATAGTTATGAGACAGCTGGGACAACAGTTTATGTTAAGATGATGGGTGACTACAAGCACACTGGCAACGTACAGAATATCTACGGACAATCTGGCGATGAGATTGTAATTGGTGGCCCTTCAACGCAACCTCAGTTTTACTTACCCGGACAGATGGTAAGAGTAAACTTTGGTAATGCATCTGCGTCTTTGTCTGATAAACAAAAAACAGCTTCCTATGCTATTTTTAGGATAGATGCTGTTACCCTTCAAGACCAAGCGTCAGCAACTCCAACGACTCATACTCAAGGAGAAGCTGCGATTCTTCAAGGAACTGTTGTGAAGACAAAAACAGCCGGACATGATGTTATTGCAGGTGTGAACTCTGCAGCAGCAGCTGGAGACTCTACATATAATGTAAGTGTTTCTGGTGAAGGTGAAACCAATTTAGCTGGACTTGAAGATTTCAGGTCTTATGTTGTTGGTTCTTCACACTCTCAAGGTTCGGGCTATCCAGAAACTTGGAAAGACCAACCTTTCTCGACTGGTTACGGGCGTACTCAAATTTGGAAGACTGCTATGGCAATGGATAACACAACTCGTGCTACCGTGCTGAAGTATGAAGCAAATGAGTTTGCAAGAATCTGGCGTGAAAAGTTGATTGAGCATAAATGGGATATTGAACAGAGCATTCTTTTTGGTTCCCAATATGACTCTGGAGATGAATGGTACACTCAAGGTGCTGTTGATTTTGTTTCAAGTTACGGTAACGTCTTCAGCTTGACACACGCAAGCAAGACACAGGATGATTTCTTGGTTGACTTGAGTAATTACTTAGACCCAAGGTACAATAGCGCTAAAGCAACATTGTTTTTTGTGGATACACCAACTTATAATTGGTTACATAAACTAAGTGGTTATTTCAGTAACAACATTGAAGTATCACCGAACTTCAGAGCTGACATGTCCTTGGTTGGCAAAAAGAAGGTATTTGGAGTTGATATTAGTGTTATTTCTACACCTTACGGTGATATGAATGTAGCACGGAATATCCACCTTGATGGACATCCTATCAAGATTCTTGCCGTTAACATGAGGTATTGTTCATATAGACCTCTTGTTGGTAATGGATTGAATCGTGATACGGCTATCTATGTAGGTGTTCAAACCTTAGAGAACAGTGGCGTTGACCGCAGGGTTGACTTAATCCAAACAGAAGCTGGGATGGAATGGCAAATGCCAGAAGCCCACGCTTACTGGTCATAAGGAGGGAATGAATAATGGCAAATCCTTTTTATGGACAAAATAAAGCTGATAGTGAACTTGACCGAGCTGGAAACTCATCGAGTGGTTCTTTTGGTCAAGTTGCAGTTGCTGGTGATAATACACAGTATGGCACAGCATCGGTTCCTTTAGGAAAATCTGATTTAAATAAATGGATTGTTAATGGTCATACCAATGGTTTTGACCTTTGGCTACCATCTGTTAGTAAATCTGATGCCGGTTTGTGGTTGGGCGTACGGTGTGGAGTCGCCAGTGGTGGAGCTTCTATCATTGTCACAGCTGCTTCTGGAGACCTTCTGGTTGGGAATGCTTTTATTACTAAGGCTACAGATGCTGTTGCGAATAGAGTATATTTTGCAGCAGATGGCTCTGATGACCTGATACTTACTTTGAATGGCACAACTACTGGTGGTTTAATTGGTAGTCAAGCTGTGATGCAAGTAAATAAAGATGGCTACTGGTTGGTACTTGCAGACTTAAATGGTAGTGGTACTTTAGCTACACCATTTAGTTAAGGAGGTAAATGATGGCTAAGCTAGGTTCAAGGGCTAGTTTTGGAGGTACTGTTGTTGAAAACATAACAGCCGCTAAGACATTAGACCCTTCAGATTCTGGTAAGGTATTTACCATAGACCAAGATTCAGCATTTTCTATCACTCTACCAACAGCAGCTCAGGCTGGCGCTGGTTGGAATGCTAGATTCATCATGACCGATATTGGTTCCAATGATGTAAAGATTATCCCAGATTCTTCTGAGGATACTCTTATTGGAATGATTGTATCTGCTGATGGAGCTGCTGCTGAGTCTTCTGAATCAGGTGTTGATGAACTTGTTTTTGCTAGTGGTAACTCTGCCCCGGGTGATTGGGCTGAGTTAATCTGCGACGGAAGTAATTTTTATGTTTCCGGGCAAGAACATGATGCTGATGGCATGACAATATCATAATCTGAAGTTCGTGATTAATACCACGATATAAAGATTAGAAAATGGGGGGCTGAGGTATTACACTTTAGCCCCCACACATTGTAAGGAACTATGGCAACATTTGAAGAACAGGTAAATGGTTTAACTAACCTATCAATAAGTGGTACTTCAACCGACCCCGGTCAGACTGAACTTTCTACATTCCTCAAAGACGGTGTTGTTGATGTAACAAGTAGATGTCTTGCTGTTAAACCTCAAGATAGTTTTATGTTCATGAGGATATCTTCAGAAAGCACATCTCAAGCTGGTGTATCAGCTCCTTCTGCTAAGGTCATTAGTGTCATTAGAGAGTCGGGAACTAATGATGATTGGAGAGAGTGCAGGCGTATACCTGCTAGTTTTCAAGGCAGAGTGGTTGACACTGCCAGTCTTTATTATGCTTCTGCATATAATCCTGTATATTTTATTTCTGAAGAGGGAGCAATACTTGTTTATCCCGCTCCCTCATCTGGTGGGGCTAATTCTTATAAAGTTCATTATGTCAATGGGACACCGACAGACCAAACTAATAATGCAACATTAACACATGCTCATTCAGATATTAAATATTTTCCAGAAGACAAAGTTTATTTAGTTGTACTATATGCAGCTATACAATCATTACAGGCTGCTTTATCAGCTAAGAGTTTACCAGATGCAGTTACTATTCCTGTATTACCTGCTTTTATAACTCTATCAACAGTAAGTACAAGTTTACCTACATTTACATCTCCTTCGGGATTTGTATCTCCTGCGTCATTAGCTGATGCAGACGTTTCATTTAGTGAAGTTGGTTCATTTCCATCATTCGTGAAACCTGCTTTTTCTGCTCCTTCACTCGGTTCAGTAGCAAGTTTGACATTACCTTCTATACCTGTTGCCCCTACACTAACTGATAATAGCATTTCATTCAGTACGAGTGTTCCAACTTATAATCAACCAGTACTTTCTTTGGGAGCAACCCCGACTATTTCAGATTTAACAATATCCGCAGTTCCTCCTGTTCCTCCAGAATCTCCTCGTTTTACAGACCCGACAATACAAGCTATAACTGTTGGTACGATGCCAGATATTGATTTTACGCTTTTATCTAATGTAGGAACCGCTCCTACTTATACATCTCCTGTGGTTGGCGGTGCAACTGAAGAATTGACTGCTACAATCGATGCTGCTACTGCTGGTGAAGCTACTGATAAATACGATTATAGTAGATGGTTTGATTTAGCTGCTGATTATATAGAAGATGATGAAGATACCGAACTTGCGGCAATTCAAATACAAAAGATTTCTAC